AGAGTCAGCAAGAATTCACTACAAGAGACGACGTAACTCTAGAGCTAGAGCATTCTCTGGTCTCACTGTCAAAATGGGAGTCCAAACACGAAAAGGCGTTTCTCGGAAAAGTCGAAAAGACTACGGATGAAATTCTCGACTACGTAAAGTTGATGGTGGTGACTCCCGAAGTTCCAGAGGAAGTTTTCGCCAAACTCTCCGAACAGAACTATGAGGCTATCAACGAGTACATCGACGCCAAGATGAGTGCCACATGGTTCAACGAACCGCCCGGAGCTCCAAGAAGCCGAGAAATTATTACCGCGGAGTTGATCTACTACTGGATGATCACGTTTCAGATCCCGTTCGAGTGTCAGTACTGGCATCTGAACAGATTGTTCACCCTAATTCGTGTATGTAATGTCAAATCGGCCAAGCCGAAGAAGATGAGTCGAGCTGAAATCGGAGCTCGTAATCGCGAACTCAATGCTCAGCGTCGTAAGCAGCTGGGTTCGAAAGGATAGAGAGGAGGTGACGTGGCAACTCTCACATGGGACAAACCTGGAGAACGGATTTACGAAACGGGTGTCGATCGCGGGGTGTTCTACCCCAAAGATGGTCCAGGAGTAGCGTGGAACGGATTTACTGGGATCGAAGAATCCCCTAATCCGGAACTGCAGTCGTTTTACAACGAGGGAATCAACTATTTGAACAATTTGGATCCGGGAGAATTTCTCGGTAAACTCAAAGCTTTCACCTATCCGGATGAGCTCGAGCCGGTTCTCGGTATCGTAGAGCTTTCTCCAGGATTTGTGTTTCACGATCAACCATCGAAAAGTTTCGGTCTGACGTATCGAACCCGGGTAGGCAGCGACATTGAGGGAACAGATCACGGATACAAGATTCACCTTTTGTACAACCTTCTCGCCAATCCTGACAGCATCTCGTACGCCAGTCTGACAGATTCGAATGTTTCTCCTGTCGAATTTGCCTGGAATCTCATCGGAACTCCCACTCGAATCATAGGATACCGTCCTACGGTTCACGTCACGATTGATTCAAGAAAAACACCTATTGAAATTTTGTCTGTGTTGGAAGGAATCTTGTACGGAACCGACACGGCAAATCCAAGTCTGCCTCCTATGTCGGAAGTAGCCGAGTTGTTTGGCTATCACGGCGCTCTGATCATCGTGGATCACGGTGACGGATCGTGGACAGCCATCGACGAGTCAGATACGTATATCAATATGATTTCGCCAACCGAATTCTCGATTCACGATGCAGATACAACGACCGTCGATCCTGATACCTACACCATCTCGTCCACAAACGTCAATGCGGGTCCCTAGGAGGTGAAATGGCAACAATTACTGGTCTCACAGCGGACAGAATGCTCGAGATCGAAGGGGAATCCGTCGTTGGTGGCATCATCGATGGAAGCGGACACCTAATTCTCCAGAAATTCGATGGAACAACAATCGATGCAGGTCTAGTTCGGGGTCCAGCCGGTCCTTCGGGTCCTGTGGGTCCTGCTGGGGGCATGATTCCCGGTGAAGTTCGTATGTGGTCAGGCACAGTTCTTCCTGTAGCAGGTACATACGGAACGTGGGTCTGGGCCGACGGTTCGTTCTATAACGTTTCTGATCATCCCTTGGCTGCTGGAAATATCGGCGCTCAGTGGAAAACTTTCGATGGTTCTACCGACCCTGGCGCAGGTAAATTCCGAGTTCCAGATCTTCGAGGACTCGTAGCGGCTGGTTTGGATCAAATGCCCGGCGGTGCCCGAGCTAATCGAATGACTCGTACAGTCGCGATCACTTTGGCGACCAAAACTGGCGAAGAGACTCACAAAATCGTCGTAGCGGAGATGGCCGGCCACGGACACTCGATTAGCTCTGTTGGTGATCACCAGCATACCGATAACTTTCAGGTGGCTACACTTGGACAAGCTGGTTCATCTGGTGCTCAGGGCAATGTTGTAATTGGCCTTACCAATCCCGGAGCAATGACCGGTGCTGCCGGAGGTCATGGTCATAGCGCCGGCAATACTGGTGGAAATACTGCTCACGAGAACGTGCAGCCGACGGTCTTCGTGCCGTACATCGTATATTTGGACGGCTAATATGAGAATCGAGCTTTCGGGGAGTCTCGTCCAGCCTGATCCTCTACTTATTCGATATTCGGCGAACGATACCTTCCTTCCGGGAACCTATATCGATCTCGGATATACCCATTTCGAGGTCATTTGCATCGGCGGCGGAGGAGGAATGGGTGGTGGAATCAACACGGTCAATACCGGAACTTTGGTCAGAAATTATGGCGGAGCAGGTGGTGGAGGAGGTCTTCATCGTGTCCGCGGCCTACTTTCAGCTCTTCCGTCTTCATGCCCTGTTGTCGTTGGTTCCGGAGGAAACGTCGGAGCAGGACATGCCAGTGACCCTGCCGCAACTATCGATGGTAGTGATGGAGGAGCTTCCACCTTCAACAGCAATACTTGCCGGGCCTCCGGTGGAAAAGGCGGTAGGCGAGCGCAATCTAACTCGCTTACGGTTTCTACCCAAGCTAATGGAGGTGATGGTGGAGCTGGAAATCGTACGACAGCGGGTGGAGGAAGCCCTGGAGGAACTGCAGGAACTCCAACAGCTACCGGTCCTGGAACGCCTGGAACGGATGCTACAGATGGAACCTACTTTAACAACGTTGGCAAAGGAGGTGGAGGAGGCGCTGGCGGAGTTGGAAAATATGGCTCCGGGGGAACAACCTGTGTAGCAGGAACAGCCGGAGGTAAAGGTGCTTACAATCCCGCAGATCTCTCTGTCTACGGACCTGGTGCCGACCCAAGTACCGATCCAGATAGTGGTTCGCTAAGTGTCGTTCCTGGGGGTGCAAGCGGTGCAAAAGCTGCGCCTCTTAATGGGCTTCCAACGGTCTTTGGGAAGTCGGCAAGCTCTCGAATTCAGAGTGATCCGGGAGTCGTTGTCGTACGTCTCACAGCGGAGTAGATCATGGGTATCGTGATCAAGACTACTGGATCCTTCGATCACGTTGAGGCCTGGTTGCACCGACTTAGTAGGCTCGAATTGGACAAAGTTCTGAACAAATACGGAACTATCGGCCAAAATGCTCTATCGAACGCTACGCCGGCAGAAACAGGGCTCGCCGGGAGCTCGTGGGGATTTCATACCAAGTCTGGGCCGGGATATTACTCGATTATCTGGACGAACAGCGACATCGAGAACGGATTCCCGGTAGTTGTCATGCTCGTATACGGTCATGGAACTGGTACGGGCGGATACGTTCAGGGGCGCGACTTCGTCATGCCTGCAATTCTTCCGATATTCGAAGAAATCGCAGCACAAGCGTGGGAGGAGGTGACTAGGATTTAATGGCGACTATCGATGACAAAGTTGTATCAATCTCATTCGAGAACAGTAAGTTCGAATCGGAGGTCAAGCAAACTATCGCATCGCTCGAGAAGTTGAAGAAATCTATGGAATTCCCCCATGCCGGTAAAGGTCTGGACGATCTCGGTAGAGCGGCGGGTCGCATGAATCTTAGTCGCATCGGACAAGGCGTCGAGGCGATTCACGGCAAGCTGAGCGCTCTTTCTGTAGCTGGTCTCGCTATATTTGCCAATCTCGCTGTCGCGGCAGTCTCTGCGGGTGCGAGAATCGTCAAGGCCTTCGCGCTCGATCCGATTATCCAAGGTTTTCAGGAATACTCGACGAATCTGAACGCTATTCAGACGATTCTGGCGAATACCCAGGCCTCTGGAGCAACGCTCAAGGACGTCAACGCGGCTCTGCAGGATCTGAATAGATATTCAGACAAGACGATCTACAACTTCAGCCAGATGGCCAAGAACATCGGTACGTTCACGGCCGCTGGCGTTGATTTGAAGACTGCTACTGCTTCGATCAAGGGTATCGCGAACCTAGCGGCGCTTTCCGGCTCGAACGCGGATCAAGCTTCGACTGCGATGTATCAGCTTTCGCAGGCAATTGCCGCAGGTTCGGTGAAGCTTCAGGACTGGAACTCAGTTGTCAACGCGGGTATGGGAGGTACCGTCTTCCAGAGAGCTCTTGCGCAGACCGCTGTGAAGATGGGCACTCTTTCGGATGGCGCCGTCAAGCTGTCCGGCAAGATGAAGAACGTCAGCATCAACGGCGAGGCATTTCGTCAGTCTCTGTCGACGCCGGGAAAGGCTTCTTGGCTGACATCCAAAGTCCTGACTAAGACTCTCCAGCAGTTCACCGGTGATCTGTCAGATGCGCAGCTGGCCGCCGAAGGTTTCAACAAACAGGAAATCAAGGCAATTCAGCAGACTGCCAAGACGGCACAGCAAGCAGCAACTCAGGTCAAGACGATCTCGCAGGTCTTCGATGTTGCCAAGGAAACGATGGGATCTGGATGGGCTAATACGTTCCAGATCATCTTCGGTAACTTCACTGAGGCTCGAGGAACGTTCACGGCCCTTTCGAACGCGATCAACGGATTCATCAATACCAACGCTCATGCACGCAACAAGGTTCTAGCTGACTGGAAAGCTCTCGGAGGACGCACGGTTCTGATCAAGGGGATCAAGACGGCGTTTCAGAATCTGGGCGACATCATCAAGCCCATCAAGGATGCGTTCCACGATATTTTCCCGCCAGCCACAGGTAAGAGCCTCTTCAAACTGACCCAAGGATTCGCTAAGCTCGCTGCGGCTATCAAGCCGAGTCAGCAGACTGTCGAAAATCTCCGGCGGACTTTCCGTGGAGTTTTTGCCATATTTGACATCGCCGGTCAAGTAATCAAGGGCGTTGTGACGATGTTTGGTCACATGTTCAAGATGATTGGCGCAGGTAAAGGCAATTTCCTCGACTTTGCGGGGAGTATCGGCGATTTCATCGTCAAGATCGACAAGGCACTTAAGAAGGGAGATGCTCTAGGGAAGTTCTTCGGGACGATCGGAGATATTCTCGGAGCTCCCATCAGACTAGTTCAAGAGTTCGCAAGCGCTCTTGGCTCGATGTTCAGCAAATTTTCCCCGGGGGAATTTTCCGGAAAAATCAAATCAATGGGCAAGTCCTTCGAGCCTCTAGGACGATTCGTCGACGCCTTTGCGCGAGCATGGGACAAGATGATCACGGCGATCAAGAAGGTCGACGTTACTCCGCTACTCGACGGAATTATCAGAGCATTTTCATCTATGGGTCAGGCTTTGAGTAATGCTGTTTCGAACATCAACTGGGACAGCGTGTTTACGGCGGTTCAGACCGGTCTCTTCGCGGGTCTGGTTCTGATGTTCAAGAAGTTCTTCGGCAAGGGATCGTTCGAGGATGCTCTCGGTAAGGCCATTGGTGGAGCTGGTGGGGGATTCCTCAATAACTTCAAGAATATGTCCAAGTCGATTTCTGGATCGTTCGATGCTCTTCGTGGATCTCTTGTGGCCATGCAGAACAACATCAGGGCGAAGACTCTTAAGGAAATCGCAATAGCGGTTGGACTTCTCGCCGGATCTCTTGCTGTCATTTCGCTCATCAATCCTAAGAAACTCAACAGTGCAATGAGTGCTATCACCATCACGATGGGAGAACTTCTCGGAGCGATGGGCATCATGAGTTCGATTAGTAAAAGCGTCGGATTCATCAAATTGCCGTTCGTAGCAAGCTCGTTGATTCTGCTCGCCGGGGCCATGGATGTTCTTTCGTTCGCCGTGCTTGCGATGAGTACTCTGAACTGGGGTCAGCTTACAAGAGGTCTTGTCGGAGTAGCGGGCGGTATAACGATTCTCGTTGCTGCAGCACTTCCGCTTTCGAAGGCTTCTCCTGGACTTATTCGTGCCGGAATCGGGATCACTGGTCTCGCTATTGGCATGGATCTACTGGTGTTTGCGGTGTCTAAGCTCGGTGGAATGGATCTGAAGTCGCTCGGAAAGGGTCTGGGCGCCGTTGCCGTTGGTCTCGGAACTCTCGTTCTCGGAATGAAGGCAATGCCGGCAAAGGGAATGTTCGCTGCTGGCGCGGGTCTGATTGCTATCGGAATCGGCCTTCGAATCATCGCTAATGTGGTCGGAAAATTCGCAACGATGAACTGGAAGCAGATCGGCAAGGGCCTCACAGCCGTTGGTGGAGCGCTCGCAATTATCGCAGCCGCGGTGTCAGCTATGCCTAAGGGGATGATCCTCCAGGCGGCTGGACTGGTCGCAATCGCGTTTGCTCTTGGAATGATCTCCAAAACTCTATCGAAGCTTGCGGGGATGTCTTGGAAGGAGATCGGAAAAGGTCTTGCGGCGCTTGGTGGTGCTCTAGCTATCTTGGCGCTTGGAATGGGTGCTATGCAAGAAACTATTGGCGGAGCTGCGGCGCTTGTCGTTGCCGCGTTTGGCTTGAAGATACTCACTGGAGTTTTGAAACAATTCGCAGGCATGTCGATCGGCAAAATGATCAAGAGTCTAGTAATGCTTGCTGCCACTTTGGCCATTATCGGAGCAGCTGGTTTGGTTCTTACGCCAGTTATCCCATCTCTACTCGGTCTAGGCGCGGCTTTGATCTTGATCGGCGCGGGTCTTACGTTGATCGGCACGGGTATATTCTTGATTGGTAGTGGACTAAGCGCCATCGTTCTGGCCATCGCTACAGCTATCGGGTTGCTAGTCACAGCGTTGAAGAACGCAGTTACGGCATTCCCGGAGTTTGTCACCGGATTGACTAGTGGGATCCTCGAGATCGGAGCCGCCCTAGTGAAACTTCTTCCGGCGATCATAGTTGGAATTATTGCTATGGTGAAGGGTTTCGTCACTGTCATGGCGCAGGTACTACCTCAAGTCGCAGCGGTTGCGCTAAGCGTCATCACGACTGTCGCAACAACACTTTGGAACAACAAGGGGGCAATTCTTTCTGCTGGAGCCGGCATTCTCTGGTCGATCATCAAGGGATTCGTTTCAGTTATTGGATCCCTTGTCTCCACGATTCTCTCGATGATCGCACGACTAATCGCAACCATCGCCAGCCAACTTGGTCGTATGCTTCTTTCTGGCGCAAATCTGATGCTTTCGTTTATCCGAGGAATCGCGAGCAAGGTCGGACAGCTCGTTTCAACGGGCATTCAAGCAGTTGGGCGATTCATCACAGCGATCGCAGGAACTATCGGACGCTGGGTTAGCACGGGTGCGAATCTTCTGACGGGCTTTATCAGAGGCATTCTCAGTAAGATCGGAGCTCTTGTCTCAGCCGGAATTCAAGCTATTTCTCGGTTCATCAGTAGTCTGATCAGTGCAGGTGGAAGACTCCCAGGGGTCGGGAGCAATATGATGAGTCGATTCATCACCGCTATTGCCGCAAGAGCTGTTGGTCTCGTTGCTGTAGGAGCTGCTGCTGTCGCTCACTTCGTTTCGGGTGTTCTTTCGGCACTTGGCGGAGCTGCGGCTGCGGTTGCAGGAGCAGCATTTCATGTTGGAGTAGCAATCGGGCAGGGCATGATCAACGGTATGGCGAGTATGGCCGGATCGATCGCAAGTAAGGCCGCAAGCATGGCTGAGAGCGCTGTATCCTCAGTCGCAAGCCATCTCCATCTCAAGTCGCCCTCGAAGGTCTTCTACGACATCGGTCAGAACGTCGTTCTCGGTTTCGCCAATGGTCTCGACGACCACAAGCAGTCTACGGATGCGGCAATCGGGATGAGTAACAATCTGATCAATGCGGTAAAGGACGTTCTTCAAATCGCATCTCCATCCAAGGTATTTGTCGAGCTCGGTAAAGCGGTAAATCAGGGATTCGCCAAGGGCCTCATGGGAACTTCGGATGACATCAAGAATGCGTTCGTGTACATGAACCAGAAGATCACCGAAGCGATGAAAGCCGCTCGAGAGACAATCGCGTCAGAACAGGCCAAGTTGAAGAAGCTACGCGATGCGGATAAGCCCGATGCGAAAGCCATCGCTGAAGCACAGGCAATCATCGACCAGAACGAGAAGCTTCTCAAGCGCTCGGTTGCCGCGCATATTCTCCTGACGAAGACCCTCTCGGACGAGAAGAAGAAGCTCATCGGGTTGTCTGATGACTACATCAAGATCGCGGACAAGTTGAAGGCTGCTCAGCAAGCGTTGAAAGATGCTCAGCAGGCTCGTGCCGACGCCATCAAAGCGTATACGGATCAGTACTCAACTCTTCCGGACATCGTTACGACTGATGCGGAAGGACACGCGGTCGATCAGCTTGCCGCATATGAAGCGGCCCTCAAGCATCAGGCCGACGCGGTTGCCGCTTACCAATCAACACTAGATCAGCTACGTAAGTTGGGTCTGGACGATGCGACCTACAAGAAGCTCGTGGACGAGGGCACTGCTGATCAGGGCTTTGCTGATGCACTTCTGGCCGGCGGTAAGACAGCGGTCGACGCTCTCAACGCTCTCGACACGCAGCTCAAGACCAACGCCGATGCTCTGGCGAAGCATGCTGGTTCGGATCTCTACGACGCCGGCGTCAAATCGGCGCAGGGTCTCATCAAGAGCCTGAAAGATCAGGAGTCGAAGCTCTACAAGGCAATGCGTCGTCTCGCAAGGGTGATGGTCAAGGCCTTGAAGGATGAGCTCGGGATCAAGTCTCCGTCGCAGGTCTTCTTCGAGCTCGGAACATATTCGATGGCCGGCTTCGCGAACGGCATCTCTGATTCGAAGCATCTCCTAGGTGCCGCTGTGGAAGAAGCTGGAAACCATGCTCTTTCAGCGATGCAGAAGACTATGCGTGATATTTCGGATGTGGTAACGAAGGAAATCGACGTAAATCCGACCATCACTCCGATTCTTGATCTCACGCAGATCAGAAACGCAAGTGGGGAATTGGCAACCCTCACGGCAGTCACGCCGATTACGGCAGCTGCTTCGTACGGACAAGCTTCGGCAATTTCCGCGGAGCAGAGAGCGGCCCTGGCCGACAATCCGGACGTTGCCATCGGAGGTACACATCTTTCGTTCGTGCAGAACAACACTTCACCACAAGCTCTAAGTGAGGTCGAAATCTACAGACAGACGAAGAACCAGCTGTCTCAAGCCAAAACAGCTCTCAAAATCTCGTAGGAGGTGCCGTGCTAACCGAAGTTAAGGCATACAGCGCTTGGCGCTCGGCTCCTACACTGCCCTTGGGTGCTGGCGATCTGGCTGAGACAGATCTGATTCAGGTTCGAAACATCGAGGGCCTGGATCCGGTTAAAGCCGGCGTCAGCACATCTCCATATGGTTCTATCGATGGAGATTCTGTCACGGGAACAAGTGTACCGAGTCGAAACATCGTTCTTACTCTCCATCCGAACCCGGATTGGAAAGTCTGGACTCCAGAAGCTCTTCGACGACTTATCTACTCATATTTCATGCCGAAGCTCAGTACTAGGCTTGTGTTTTATAGCAACGATATGCCTCCAGTGGAAATCTACGGCGTAGTGGAGGACGTTTCCGCCAATAGCTTTTCGAAAGATCTGGAGTACACTGTTTCGATCATCTGTCCGGATCCATATTTCACAGCCTTGGATCCGGTTGTCCTGACGGGCCTTTCGAACGATGATCCCATCGAGATAGACTACAACGGAAACATCGAAGCTGGCATCCATGTGAAATTGACCAAGACACCAAACCCTCCGCCTTCAGATATAGGGGTTCAAATCGGAGATCCACAAATTACGTATTTTGCCGTGCTTGCTACCGTTGATGCAACGCTATATTTCGAAATGAGCTCGTTGAATTTCGCCAAGTACGTTCAGAACGTTGATCTTTCTACGGGTGTCATTACGAACCTCTTGTCGAAGGTTCATATTCAGGAAGGCTCGCTTTGGCCTTTGCTTCAGCCTGGTGTGAATGAGTTCTCTGTCATTACGGACATAGGTAAACATGACTGGGAGCTGACATATTTCGAGAGGTTCGGAGGTCTCTAATGGAGCTGTACACCCTAAATCGTGGGTTCCTTAAGCAGCAAGTTGTTGACGGATTCAATTCCTTGATCTGGACCGAGCGTTATTACGGTGACAGCGACATCGAGCTCGTGGTTCCTATTAGCTCTTGGGCACTTCGCAATCTTCCACTAGGAACGTTCGTTGGTCTAAGCGGTTCTACGGAAGTCATGATCCTCGAGTCAGTCAACATCGAGAACGGAGCTTTGAAGTACACCGGAATCTCTCTCCTTCAATGGCTGAACAACCGTTTCGTCCGTACGACCAACAAGCACGCGGACAAGTACTGGTATATCAACAACCAAGTTCCTGGTCAGATCCTCTGGACCATTGTGTACAACATGTGTTGCCAAGGTAGTCCATATTTGGCCGGGTCCATAGCCACAGGTATCGCGAACCCGTCCCGACTCGTAATTCCTGGTCTAAAGCTGGCGGATTATGACAAATCTGGGGTCAAGATCAACGTGGGCGTCCCATTTGGGCCGGTTTACGACGCCCTTAAGGAGCTAGCTACTACATATTTCGTCGGTATGCGGATTCTTATCCTATCCGCTACTGACACCGCATATTCTCTTGGGTTTCAAAGCTATAAAGGTCTAGATCGAACCAGTAGCCAGGCAATCAACGCTGCTGTTCGATTCTCTCCACAGATGGATTCTTTTACAGGCATCAAAGAACTTCAGTCGATCGCTGCACTCAAAACCTCAGCATACGTGTTTGCGCCCAGTGATCCGAATGGTTTGGCAGGCACATCAGCTCCTGGAGTAGCCAACCTGACCCCTTCCTCGGATTATGCGGGTTTCGATTTGCGCGCCCTTTTGGTATTCGCGGATGACATCACAACAGACAACGGCATCACCACCACGGCCAATCTGAAGAAGGTTCTGGACGCAAGAGCTTCAGATGCGCTTAAGGCCAACACCATCGTCAAGACCGTGGACGGAGAGATCGTGCAGGAAGCTCAATTCCAGTACGGCAAGGACTACAGCCTCGGAGACATCATCGAGGTACAAGGCAATACGGGAGTCATCAACACCGCTCGGATAACCGAGTATATTCGGTCACAAGACAATCAAGGAGAAAGGGCATACCCGACAGTGGCGATGATCGGATGACCACGATACTTTATGTGCTCATATTTCTGCTAGGGGTCCTAATAGGCTACTTCCTCAAGACGTGGCGAGCTAGGAGAAGTAGCGTAGGGACGATACATGTGATTCGGGAAGATACTCGGACTCTGTACTCGCTCGAACTCGAGGACTACCCCGAATCGCTGGCGTTTCGAAAGGCTGTGCTGTTCAAGGTCGACACTTCTTCGGACGAAGCTGATCGCGACTAAAACTTCCTGTATAATAGAGAATCTATTGAAGGAGTGTCATGTTCTCTCGCCCTAGAGTGACGAAATTGCATGAACGCCAAATCGAAGACGAACTCAATCGCGTCCTCGTTGTAATGATGCGATCTGATGTGGTCTCTCAAGAGTACGCGAAAGCGTTGACAGTTGCCGAAAGACTGCTCGGAATGATGGAAGACGAAAAGAAGCCATCCTCCGTGAGTAAGGACGCCCTGCTCAACGTTGGCGCGAATCTCTTGGGGATCCTGATGATCATCAAGCACGAGAACGTGAATGTGATCACTTCGAAAGCGCTCAGCTTCGTAACACGGGTAAAGTAACAACATCCTGAAAAGATCCAAGAATGTGGGGGGTCGCGAAAGCGACCTCTTACATTTTTTTTGATTTCAATATCTGAAAAATCCCCGGGGGGTAAAAATCCCTCAAGGTCCAGATATTGGCTCGTAGAGTCTAAAAGCTCGCGAAAAATACAGGGCATATAATGAATCTACTACGAAAGGAATTTTCATGACCGCTTCGTCCAAAGAGAATGCTGTTGCCATCGCGACCGAGATCGCTACGACTATTGTCGTGGTCCTCGTTGTCGAGAAGGTGTACAACATCTACAAGGCACGTAAGGCCAAGAAGAACCTCGTTTAGTGGCCAAGCTAGAGACCAACACGGTCTTTAGCTTTTTCAATCGCGAGAAAAACATCACCTATAATAGAAGGGAGTAGTGTATAATTCGATACATTTCGGAGTGAATCCGAGCTACTCCTCTTCTCTTTTTCTTTTTCCCTAATGAAAGGATTATCGTGCCTCATTGGCTTCGTTTGACCATCTCGATCGTCGTTCTTCTTTTTGCTCTCCTGTTCTGGATCATGGCTCTCACCGTGCCGATGATCTCTGCAACCGCTCCCCTCCTGATCGCCGTCATCCTGACCGCCCTCGGCGTCCTGATCTGGATGAAATCCCGGAAGGAAGTGGTATGAAGCCAGTCGACATCAATGTAAAAGTTCCGAGTATTGAGGGGGTTAAAGCTCACTGGGCCAATCACAAGCGTGAATATCTGATCGGTGGCGGCTGTCTCGTGCTGGGATATTTGCTGCATACGCAGATCAAGCCCCCCTCGTACAACATCGCTTCAATTTTCGTGTCCGGCAAGAACAATACCCTGGAGAACGTCTCGCTGATCTCCGTCGCTAGGCAAGGCCCGCCAAGCTGGGTGGTTTGGTGTAAGGAAACTCAACAACCATTCCTTTCTCAGCGGTCAGCCGCGTTCAGTAACGGAATTCCAGAAGTCACCCTATCGAGACACTTGAACGGCTTGCTCGAAAATGCGAATGGCCTGCACTTCGAACGAATTTGCATGGCAGCTTAATCGCGAGAAAAACCTGTCGTATAATAGAAGGTATCAGTTCTTAGCCCTGCTGGAACTGCTGGTTCTTAGCTATGCTGGAGCCAGATGAGCCTTCTTCTTTCTTTTTTTTGTGTTCAAATTACAGAGGAGCATCGTTGTCTCAAGAAGAAGATCAAGACAAACTCAAAGCAGCCATCGAGTTCATCCGGAAGACCGGAGCTAGCCAAGTACAGCTGCGATATTCGGACGACGAACATCCGATGATCTGGATGGTCGTGGCAATCTACAACGGTAAGAACCCGAAGAACATCACCGGCGTAGAAGTCGACGCTTCACTCTCAGCAACTCGTGCCGCCCTTCGACTTTGTGAGAGGCTGGCCGACGGTGGGCAATGTGGACACTGTGGCAAGCCAACAGGGTTCGAGCCAGACATGATCACGGCGATGCCCCTTCCCGACAGGATCTGCTGGTACCAGTACGACCCCGAGCTCAAGGTGTACAGGAGAGGATGCGAATGATCGTCTATGTCGAGAGACGGAAAGGGTACGGATTCTTCAAGTTCATGGGTGACTGTTTCATGGTGTTTCTCACATGTGGGCTCTGGCTCATCTGGATCTTCGTGCGTGAGATGCGCAAGTCGCGGTCACCCTTCGTCTGCTAACTGAAAGGCATCAATGCATTCTGTATTGGCGCAGAACGTTCTCAAGGCCAAGCATCTGTTCAACGACAATTCTACAACGATCCTCGCCGCGATGGGAGTTACGGGAACTGTCACTACTGCTGTTCTAACCGGCCGTGCGTCGTTCAAAGCGGCTGAGATCATCGCTCGAGAAGAGACGTTGCTCAACGCGGCCGAGCCCATGGATACCAACGGGCCGTCCAATCTCGTCCTGACGAAGTCCGCCAAGTTCAAGAGAGTCTGGCCGCTCTATATTCCGCCAGTGGTCTCTGGTGGTCTCACCATCACGAGCATCATCGTGGGGAACCGAATCTCGTCGCATAAGATCGCGGCGTTGGCAGTTTCTTCAGCAATCTCCGAAAGGGCGCTCCAGGAGTACAAGGACAAGGTCGTCGAGAAGCTGACCGAGAGGCAAAGCACGGCACTTCGTGAGGACATCGCTCAGGACCGGGTGACGAACAATCCACCTCAGCCGGGGCAGGTCATCATCACGGGTAAGGGCGACGTTCTCTGCATGGATTCTCTCACGGGTCGATATTTCATGGCTTCCGTAGAGCAGATCCGTGGTGCAGAGAATAGGATTAATCGAGAACTCGTGACCTTCATGAGTTGCAGCCTGAGCGAGTTCTACAACGAACTGGGTCTTCCTCCGACATCATACACGGATACGGTTGGTTGGAATGCGAATGCTCTGGTAGAGGTGAAACTCTCCACGGCAATGACTCCAGACAACCGGCCGTGTGTCGTGATCGACTTCTCAACGATGCCGTTCTCGAACTACGATCGATTGTCGGATTGACTGCTATCGGAATTCGATAGGGGAGATCTCACTCTTCCGTGGTGGGATAAGTACCGCACATGTCAACCGTGGTTCCGCGACGAATACGCAGGGGAGTGACGTGCTCAAGAAAACGATCAAATTCAACGACCTTGATGGAAACGAGGTCGAGGAAGTTCACTATTTCCACCTGAACAAGGCAGAGCTGGTGGAGATGGAGATGAGTCACAAAGGTGGCTTGTCCGAAACACTTCAACGGATCGTCGCCGCAGAAGACGGTCAAGGGATCATCCGAGAGTTCAAGTCGATCATTCTCGGAGCTTACGGCAAGAGGTCGGAAGATGGTCGGCGCTTCGTCAAGAACCAACAGATTCGTGATGAGTTCGAGTCGAGTGAAGCGTACTCGGCCCTGTTCATGGAGCTGATCACGAATACCGACTCCGCAATCGAGTTCGTCAACGGTGTCATCCCGCAGGGGATGGCCGAGGAGGCTGCGAAGTTGGCGGAGGTTCCTGTGGTGGCCCCGCAAGAAGAGGGTGTCATCCAGGTTGTTCCGAAAGCGGAGCCTCGTCGCATCACAAAGGCTGAGCTTGACGAGACCCCTCGCGAAGACATGCTCGAGCTCGTTCGTCAGATCGCCAGAGGTGAAGTAATCGTCGACGGGTAGTTCGCGGAAGAAACACGCGCTCTAATAGAAGTAGCCCTCAAATTTAGGAGAGGTTCATGTCTGGTGTACTGAAAGTAGCCAACGTCGCTGTGCAAGTTGTTGCCGGTCTAGGCGTGTCCAAGGTCATCAACGACGTCATCGTGAACAATACGAATGTCATCACCCAAGCAGATGCTGTGAAGGTGGCGGCAGGAAGTCTTGTCCTCGGTTCGATGGTCGTCGATGCCTCCACGGCACACGTCAACGATCGCATCACTGCACTCGCGAACTGGTTCAGCAAGCGCAAGACCGAATCCACTCTCGAAGAAGTAGTGGCGTAATCTGAAAAGCTAGAGACCAAGAACACGGTCTTTAGCTTTTTCCATGTCTAGTCGAAGGGCGTAATGGAAGATTTCCCACCGAACAGCAAAGCAAGTAAGCAAGGCCCGAAGGACCCAAAGAAGGTGGAACAGGTCGCGACGGGCGGTGTAACTCGGAAGAAACGGTCAATGCGAAAGCAGTTCTCGGATTCGTTCGTTGCAGGAGATATGAAATCGGCAATGCGTTACGCTATCTTCGATATCGCATTTCCTGCAGCACGTGACATGGTCGTCGAGATGGGCTCTTCGGCACTTGAAAAGCTGATCTTCGGTGAGTCCAGACGTCGTGGTCCAATGTACCACCCGCAGTCGGGGCCAACGGGCGTGATCAATTACGCTCGTCAGTCGGCCTCAAACTACGCAGGAAGCAGATTTACTACCGGTCCTCAAAGAGCGATCAGTCGAGAAGCACGTGCTGCGCACAATTTCGACGAACTCGTCTTGGACGAACGGATCGAAGCCGAGCAAGTAATCGACAGACTATTCGACCTGGTGAGTCGCTATGGAACAGCCACAGTTGCAGACCTCTATGAGCTCGTCGGACTTGTTTCTACTCACGTTGATCATAAATGGGGGTGGACGGATCTTGCGGGCGCGGGCGTTTCCCGGATTCGCAGTGGGTATCTACTCGATCTACCGGATCCTCAACCCCTCGAATAAAAAGGAGACAGCCCTTGTCCGGAACAGTTAACCTTCAGGATTTCGCAGAGCGTGTCGAACGTGTCTGCGAGTTTTTCCTATCCAGGGTTAGCGAAGAGACGAACAAAACCGGTTCGCACGACCTCAAGGTTCTACAGGACTTGAAAGAAGATGCAGCAAATCTCCAGTTCCGCGAAGACACTCCGACTTTGGGAGCCGTCACAGGGCTCGATGCTCACATGCGCGGACTTCCCGAAGCAAAAGAATAGGAGTCACAATGTTTCCCATCCCGGCGATGATCACGCAGGTGGTCTCGCGAAGTAGCCTACTGACGAAGAAGAGCTCTCCTGAAGTTCTTCTAGCAGCGGGTGTTGTCGGTTCGGTCGCGAGTACTGTACTTGCGTGTCGAGCCACACTGAAGATGGATGCTCTCCTGGTAGAGACAAAGGAGAAGCTCGAGACGGCAAGGACGTTGGAGCATCCCGACTATAGCGAGCACGATCGTCAACGGGATATTCGACTTATCTATACGCAAACGACCGTCAAGACAGTTCAGCTCTATGGGCCGGCGATCGTTGTTGGTGCACTATCGGTCGCAGCATTGGTCGGTTCCAATCGTATCTTGACGGGTCGCAACACGGCTTTGGTTGCGGCATACACTGCTCTGGATCGTGGTTTCCGCGATTATCGGATGCGTGTAGTCGAGAAGTTCGGCGAAGAGGAAGATCGACGTCTTCGATACGGAACAAGGGAAGTCGAGATCGTCAATCCAGAAACGGGTCGAAAGAAACACGTCGAACGCGTAGCACTGACAGGACCATCGGTGTACGCTCGATTCTTCGATCCGGTGTCAAGTTCATGGAATCCAGAGCCAGAGTACAACCTGATCTTTCTCCAGTGTCAACAGAACTGGGCGAACGATCAGCTTCGAACAAGAGGTCACGTGTTTTTGAACGAGGTCTACGACATGCTCGGACTCGAGCGGTCCAAAGCTGGTGCCGTTGTTGGGTGGGTCTTTACCAAAGACGGTTCGACAGACAACTTCATCGACTTCGGCGTATTCAACGGTGAGACGCAGATTTCCCGAGATTTCGTGAACGGTCACGAAGGGGCGATCTTGCTGGACTTCAACGTCGACGGCGTAATCTACGACAAAATCTAGGAGAGACATGGCAACTGCAGCAGTCGCAGAGGAAGTCGCCCAGAATCTCGAAGAGGTGGCAACGGTCGCCAGGAAGATCAATCCGAATACGTTCGGAATCTTCGCTTCGGGAGTCCTGTTTGGCGCAACGATCGGGTTCTACTTCGGTCACAAGTTCATGAAAGAGAAGATGAGGGCAGAGGCGTTTGCCGAGAGCGAAGAGCAAGTCGCCAAGATTCGGGAAGCGTACATGGCTCGAGAGAAGCCGGCAACCGCAGAGCAGATCGTCAGAGAGAAAGGCTATATCTCTGGTGATGTAGAGACGAAAGTCGTTCCTGCTCAGATGGCTCGTGAGATGCAGGCGGAAGGGAAGACGATCGAAGAGATCGCCGAGGCTCTTGGGACTTCCGAGAACACCGTCAAGCTGCTTCTTCGTCCTCTTATGGCACCGGTCCCTGTCAAGGAAGCAGTTCCCCCGCCGGCTCACACGCCTATCGAGTGGGATTATAGCGCCGAACTAGCGAGTCGCACACCAAACGCACCGTACGTGATTCATCAGGACGAGTTTCACTCGAGTGCCGATGGGGTGAACAGAGACGACTATACCAGAATCGTCTATACCTACTACGCCGGCGATGACGTTCTCGTCGACATGGATAACCATCCCGTTCCGCACGGAGATCTGATCGTGGGACAGGACAATCTCAAGTTCGGACACGGCACAGATGACGAAGATGTCGTGTTCGTTCGAAACGAGGGACGAAAGCTCGAGATCGAGATCTGCAGAACGCAGGATCGATACGATGTAATGGTCCTTGGAATCGATCCCGATGAAGCCGATTGACTATCACTATTTCGCCTGGTTGACATCTCAGGTTAATACACGCCAAGGGCGAACGTACAACGAATTGTTCGATCGGTTGCACAGCATCGAATTTGTATGGACGGTTCCCAACGATGACAATCGAATCGCAGACGGAATGGATCTGCGTCGAGAGTTTTCTGAAAGAACCGAGTTCTCTCCAAGTGTGGAGGCAGTGTCAATTCTCGAAGTGATCGTCGGTCTTAGTCGACGACTGGCATTCATGACAGACTGGGCTGCTGAGATTTGGGCATGGAAACTCATCAAAAATCTCAAACTGCACAACATGTACGATCCGTTGACTAGCAGAAAAGTCGATATCATCGATGAGAAGATCGAGGCCCTCATCTGGAGAACATACGAACCAGACGGTAGTGGCGGGTTCTTCCCTCTCAAGAACGCGAAGGAAGATCAAACCAAAGTCGAAATCTGGTATCAAATGAACACATACGTCATCGAGATACAACACCTTTAGGAGGGATTTGATGGACTTTTATCAGATCCTAACTAAAGAGACGAAAACTGGAGTCGATCTGTATCCAGATTTCGTTATCGGACGTTCACAGGATCTGATGGTGCAAGGCCGAACTTTCTACGCAATTTGGGACGAAGCTAAAGGTCTTTGGTCTCGTGACGAGTATGACGTTCAACGACTAGTCGATGAAGATCTGGAAGCCGAAGCAGAAAGAATACGTGCTAAGACAGGAATAATCTGTACGATTAAGTACATGCGCTCTTTCCAAAGCCAATCGTGGGCGCATTTCCGAAAGTTCCTAGCGCACGTAAGCGATAACAGTCGTCCTCTCGATTCAAAGCTCATATTCGCGAACTCAGAGGTTAAAAAAAGCGATTACGCGAGTAAGAGGTTGAGCTACGCGTTGGAAGAGGGTGATATTTCGGCTTGGGACGAACTCGTAGGAACGTTGTTTTCCGTCGAAGAAAGAACTAAGATCGAATGGGCTATCGGATCTATAGTGTCCGGAGACTCGAAGACCTTGCAGAAGTTCTTTGTGTTCTACGGACCTGCCGGATCTGGTAAGTCTACTGTCCTCAACATCATCCAGAAACTGTTCGAAGGATACACAACCTCCTTCGACGGCAAAGCACTGGGTCGTTCTGATGGAACGTTCTCTACGGAGGCGTTCAAGAACAACCCTCTGGTAGCGATTCAGCATGACGCGGATCTGTCCAGAATCGACGACAATACTCGGCTGAACTCAATCGTCTCGCACGAGCTCATGACGATGAACGAGAAGTACAAGCCGAGTTACACAGCAAGATCACAGGCTCTTCTGTTCTTGGGCTCGAATCAACCAGTGAAGATCACGGATGCCAAATCGGGAATAATTCGCAGACTCGTAGACATACATCCAACAGGCGTGAAGATTCCGGTTCGGCACTACCATACTCTTCTAACTCAGGTTGACTTCGAGCTCGGCGCAATCGCAACAAAGTGTCTCAAGGTATATTTGGAGATGGGTAGGAACGCCTACAACGGCTATCGCCCATTGGAGATGATGTTGCAAACCGACGTCTTCTTCAACTTCATCGAAGCGTACTACGACCTGTTCAAGAGTCAAGACTACACGACCTTGAAGCAGGCCTACGGGCTATACAAGGAGTTCTGCATAGAAAGTGGCGTTGACAAACCGCGACCGCAATACAAGGTAAGAGAAGAACTCCGAAACTACTTCGATGAGTTTCTGGATAGAGGCGAAGTGGACGGCGAAAGAGTCCGAAGCTTGTATCGGGGATTCAACGCCGAGAAATTCAAGTCTCCGATCGATAAGGGTGAGGACCTTCCAGCATTCTCACTCGTAATGAACGAAACCGAATCGCCGCTGGACGCCCTATTTGCACAACAGCCAGCCCAATACGCTGGAAAAGATGGAACACCAGCTCGGGCATGGATTCACGTAAACACTACCCTTTCAGATATTGACACTAACAAACTTCACTACGTAAAAGTTCCAGAAAAACATGTAGTGATCGACTTCGATCTGAAAGAGATGAATGGGGTGACTGCTCTTGAACGAAACCTCGAAGCAGCCAGTCGATGGCCTCCCACCTACGCAGAGATCAGTAAATCGGGAGGAGGAGTACATCTCCATTATGTTTATGCCGGGGATACTAATGAATTGGCCTCAGTGTATTCCGATGGCATCGAAGTTAAAGTCTATACAGGAGATGCCTCACTTCGTAGACGATTGTCCCTATGTAATGCGCTTCCAGTTCTGGGAATAAGCAGTGGGCTTCCGCTTAAACAGAAGAAGGAGAAGATGCTCAAGGCAAAAACTGTGTCCAGCGAAAAGGGCCTTAGAGAGCTGATCGAGCGGAATCTCAGAAAGGAGATCCATCCAGGTACCAAACCATCCATCGACTTCATTGCCCATATTCTCGAAGAGGCCCATGATGACGGGTTGAAGTACGATGTGTTGGATATGCGTCCTCGAATCGTGGCGTTCGCAGCCAATAGCACGCATCAGGCGAAGACGTGCCTAGCCACTGTCCAGACGATGGAGTTTCAATCTGAGGCCGAAGTGGGTCCGGACGTCAGTGTCGAAGTGACCGATCAGCGTATGGTTATATTTGACATTGAGGTTTACCCAAACTTGTTCGTCGTCTGTTGGAAGTTCAAAGACGACGACACAGTTGTTCGGATGATCAATCCTTCTCGTGAAGAGATCGAGAACTTGGTGAAGTTGAAATTGGTGGGGTTCTACAACCGTCGTTTCGACAACCATATTCTCTATGCCGCAATTTTGGGTTACTCGGTCGAACAACTGTACACCCTGACGCGCAAGATCGTCATCGACAACAACAGGAACGCGTTCTTTGCTCAGGCGTACAACCTATCGTATGCCGATGTGTGGGATTTCAGCTCGATCAAACAAAGTTTGAAGAAGTTCGAGATCGATCTTGGAATTCTGCACATGGAGTTGGATCTTCCTTTGGACCAGCCTGTAAACGAGAAAGACTGGGCTAAAGTTGTAGAGTACTGTGTCAACGATGTTCGAGCAACGGAGGCGGTTCTCGAAGATCGTTGGGAAGATTTCGTCGCTCGTCAGATCCTGGCAGAGCTCAGTGGCCTGACGGTTAACGACACTACCCAAAGACACACCGCTCAAATCATCTTCGGCAAAGAAAAGAATCCTCAGCAATATTTCGTGTACACCAATCTAAGCGAGGAGTTTCCCGGTTATGCGTTTGACGCTGGCAGAAGTACTTATCGTGGAGAAGACCCCGGTGAAGGTGGTTACGTTTACGCTGAACCCGGTATCTACTCTTCCGTTGCTCTACTTGATATCGCGAGTATGCACCCGACGACGATTGAGATACTCAATCTATTTGGAAAATACACCACCAAATTCTCGGACCTAAAGAACGCTCGCATATCCATCAAGAGACGCGACTTCGCCACTGCCAGGACGATGCTCGATGGTCGACTGGCGCCCTACCTCGAAAATGAAGATGGAGCAGACAAGCTGGCGTACGCTCTGAAGATTGTGATCAACATTGTGTACGGGTTGACCTCAGCAAAGTTCGACAATCCGTTCCGAGATCGTAGAAACAAAGATAACATCGTCGCCAAGCGTGGTGCTCTCTACATGATCGACCTGAAACACGAGATAGCGGCTAGAGGAGAACGGGTAATTCACATCAAAACCGACTCCGTAAAGCTACCTAATGCGAACCAAACAGATATTGACTTTGTAATCGACCACGGAAAGAGGTACGGATACGACTTCGAACACGAGGTGACGTATGACAAACTGTGTCTTGTTAATGATGCAGTGTATGTTGCTCGTAAAGATCGTACGTGGGTGGCCGTAGGCTCCCAGTTTCAACATCCGTTCGTATTCAAATCGTTGTTCACTGAGGAAGAACTTGTCTTTGACGACTACTGTGAAAGTCGCAGCGTCATCCAGGGAACAATGTACCTAGACAGAGAGGAAGACCATGCAGATCGCGAGGCTCTCGATCATCGCCGGATGCGTCACCTTGGTAGGACTGGTCGATTTGTTCCTGTCACACAAGGCGGAGGTACTCTATATCGGGTCAAGGATGACAAGTACTACGCCGTAAGCGGGACCAAGGGCCACAAGTGGATCGACGCAGAGATCGCCAAGACGATGCCGGATCTTGAGATCGACATGTCCTACTTCACCAAACTGCAACAAGAAGCTATCAAGACCATCGAGCAATTCGGCGACTTCCATGAATTCGTAAGTTAGGAGAAAAGATGCCACCAAATGACGGAACCGTGTTGATGGAAGGCGTTCGCATCATCTTCCGCAACTTCGCCGGCAAGGAAGGTCAGTACAACAGAGAGGGAGATCGCAACTTCGCGGTGCTCTTGGATCCGGAGACGGCTGCGGCCATGGATACCGACGGCTGGAACGTCAAGATACTCAAGCAGCGCGAGGGTGAGGAAGAGGAAGCTCCGCAGGCATATCTTCCCATCTCTGTCAACTTCAAGGGGCGTCCTCCTCGTGTAGTGATGATCACCTCTCGAGGGCGCACACATCTCGACGAGAGCAGTGTGGAGACACTCGATTGGGTCGATATTCTCAACGTCGATCTGATCGTGCGTCCCTACGAGTGGAATGTCAACGGTCGTGGCGGAATCAAAGCTTACCTCCAAAGCCTCTACGTCACGATCGAAGAGGATCCGCTGGAGATCAAGTACTCCGAGCTCGAACAGCAGTGACCGTTGCCGTTCTCATCGTTGTACCAATTGTAGTTCTGATTAGTGTGGCCTTTGGCTACTTCCTAGGTGCATCCCGAAACCCTCCTAACGGATAGGAACCTATGGAAACCACCAGCATCACAGAAAAGTACGTTCGCAAGCCGCTGTACGTCGACGCCGTTCAAGTAACGGAAGAGAACTTCGGAGATATCGCTCGCTGGTGCTTCGGTGAAGTAGGAAACATCGACGAAAGTCCGGTCGATCGATCCTCTGACTACGAGCCTACAAAGCAGTACATCCACGTCCGTGTTCATAATCCGAAGAACCCTCGCCAGACTAAGGCGTTCGTCGGCGACTGGATTCTCTACACCGAGCGCGGATACAAGGTGTACACGACCAAGGCATTCCAGGCCAACTTCACCAAGGTCGCCGAAACTTCCAACTAACGGTTCTAGGGAGGGGGTGAAAATTTGCCGAACGCGGAGAACGAGAACGACATGCTCGAGATCAAGCAGTTCTTCGACAACACCCCCGGACTTCCGTTGAAGGAGGGCGAGTTCAAGGACTTCTGGATGTCGCTGAGCAAGGAGGAGCGCGACGAGTTCCGGAAGACGAAGCTGGAGAACTAGAGCCAGCTGCTCACAGAAGTGGAGACGATTTCAGCCCTCGCCGAGATCGTCAGGGGATAACTGTGAGAGGGCGCGGTAGATCACCCAATTTCCACTAAACCCGAGTCATCGACGTGGCGCCTACCTGTTGTCTAGTAAGGAGATCTGATTGTGAAGCGCGTGCTACTCATTGTCCTGGTAAGCGTCTTTCTTCTGACGCTCACTGTCGATGCTCAAGCGAAGGGTGAATTTCGAAACGTACCAAAGTGGTGGATCAATTCGGCTCTCTGTGTCCACAAGTATGAGGGATCGTGGACTGATCCGAATGGACCCTACTGGGGCGGTATGCAGATGGATCTGGCGTTCATGACCCATTACGGTGGGTGGACATATAGACATTACGGAACTGCAGACCGCTGGCCGTGGAGAACACAACTCCTGATCGCGTATCGCGGTTGGAAAGTCCAGGGCTGGGGAGCATGGCCCAACACGTCACGAATGTGTGGTCTACGGTAAGGAGAAAAATGGCTGAGCCCAAACTGCAGATCGAAAAGCGTCTGGACCGGATCGAAATAGCGATTCTTAAGATGTTGGAATTCGGTTACGGAGACAAAGAAACAGAAGTGATCGAGCAGATCCTTCGGGCAGACGCACGTCCAGAGGAGAGTCAGGATGCCGGTTCGGAAAGTCAAGGGCGGGTACAAGTACGGGAAGAAGGGAAAGACGTACCCGACGAAGAAGCAAGCAGCGAAACAGGGTCGGGCGATTAAGGCCAATCAGAACAAGAAGAGCTAAAGCTTCCCCCCCTGAGGCCGCTGAGGGGGGGATGAGCCGAAGGGGGTGGGGGGACGAGAGGCCTCTGTCAAAGGGACGTTTCCTCACCCCTAACGGTTTGTTTAATTTTTCCAACAGAAAGAGACATGGTAGAACTCAGACCTCATCAACAGATCGCTCTTAGAGATCTCTGCAACGGAAGCATCCTCTGGGGTCGTGTAGGGTCAGGTAAGTCAAGAGTGGCTGTTGCCTATTACGAGCAACAACATACTGATCGAGATGTGTACGTCATCACAACTGCCAAAAAGCGTGACAGTGTCGACTGGGAGGGCGAATTCGCCAAGATCGTCGTAGGAAAGGAGCAGAACGCGACTTTACATGGTGTTCTAACCGTCGATAGCTGGAACAACATCGCGAAATATACACAGGTGGAGGGAGCATTTTTCATTTTTGACGAGCAAAGGCTTGTTGGAAAGGGAAAATGGGTCAAGTCTTTCCTCAAGATCGCCAAAAACAACTATTGGATCATGCTCAGCGCTACTCCTGGCGATACGTGGATGGACTATATTCCCGTGTTCGTCGCTAATGGCTTCTACAAGAACCGCTCGGAGTTCATCAGAGAGCATGTGGTCTATGCTCCTTATTCCAAATTCCCACGAGTGCAGAGGTATCTAGGTGAAAGCCGACTACAGAAGAACAGAAACCGAATCCTGGTCCATATGCGGTACGCTAACGAGACGGTTCGCCACTCACAGACGATATTCGTGGATCATAACGAAGATTTGGTTCAGAGCGTTCTCAAGAACCGTTGGCATATCTATCAGAACCGCCCTATTCGTGACATCTCTGAGCTATTCGGTGTCATGCGTCGCGTGGTCAACTCTGATCCGTCCAGGGTTAAGAAGATTGCTGAGCTTCTAGAGCGTCATTCGAAGATGATCGTGTTCTACAATTTCAACTATGAACTCGACATTCTTCGGAGGTTGAACGAGAGTGTCGAGACGGCCGAATGGAATGGTTGGAAACACCAAGATCTGCCCAAATCTGAAAATTGGCTGTATTTAGTGCAGTATGCTAGTGGTGCAGAAGGGTGGAATTGTGTCGAGACGGACACTATGCTTTTCTACTCTTTTACGTACTCTTACAAGCTCTGGGAACAGGCTCACGGCAGAATTGACCGAATGAACACGCCCTTCACAGATTTGAATTACTACACGCTAAAATCCAAAAGTGGCGTGGATAGGGCGATTTGGCGGTCTCTGAGCGCAAAACACAACTTTCAGGCCAGAAACTTCGACCCCGAAACTTATGCCCAAAAAAGTTTCTAAAACTCTTCTGATCGCGCGACCCCCAATAAGTAAAAGGCCTTTAGATATTACGTGTAACCCAATAGAAAACTTTTTCCTCAAGAAATCTTGGCAAAAGCTATTAGCTATTACAAAGAATAAGTTGCCATCCACATCCTCCGCAAGGCTACGCCCTTGCCCAAGGCTCAAAAAAGAATTTGGAGAGGGGTTAGGGAATGGAAGAATGGCGTTCGATAGAGGAGTTTCCTGGTTACAGCGTCAGTACTCATGGTAGACTGCGTTCGGACAAGTGGGGAAAGCTCTTAGCGTTATCGGACACGCAGTACGGTCTCGTTCAAGTTGGGCTCATGCGAGATGGAGTTCAATATCACAGATCGGTTCCGCTTCTGGTTGCTCGAGCTTTCCTTCCACCGATCACGGAAGCATTCGATACACCGATCAATCTCGATGGTGATCGTCACAATAATCGCATCGAAAATTTAGCTTGGCGTCCTAGGTGGTTTGCCGTAAAGTACAACCAGCAATTCAAACATCCTGGGGTCTATCACATCGACGCGCCAATTGTCGATCTTCGGTCGGGAGAAGTTAGCGTTGATTCGTATCAGTGTGCTTGCCGGTATGGTCTGCTCGAGGAAGATCTTGTTCTCTCGATTCAAACTCGTACTTATGTTTGGCCCACTTATCAAGAATTCGGCATCATCGACGATTAGGAGAAAAGCATGGCTAACGAAACTGTGAAACCGTATAGAGATCCTGTTCCTGGACGGGGCTCTATCGAATTGCGCAGAACAGCGGCAGGAGTCTATTCTTGGGTGATCACGATCTGGACCGACGCAATCGTGACCGACGGTCATCTGATCGGAATGATTGATTCGGTAGAGAGAGTTGATCAAGAACTGCGTCATAGGTATCCGGAGTCTGGCGATAAGAATTAGATATTTGGTCTCATAAAATTCGCACAGTATAATAGAAGGAAGTAGATCATCCCATTTCTTTTTTTTCATCTATTGAATCGCAACGCCAAGAAAGGAGGAGCATTGGCGGGTACGATCAACCTACAACCGCAGGTTTTGAATCTTGCGATGTACTCTGGAGATGGATTCTCGTTCAAGTTGAAATGCTCAGATGCCAACGGTGCTCCTATCGACATGGGTGGCACCGTCAAAGCCCAAATTCGAAACGATCGTCTACATCCAGAAGATTCATCGCTGGTTGATTTCGACGTCAGCACAGTCGACGCCTATCTTGGCATTATCGGTCTTTCTCTTACGGGAGACGACACACAATCTCTGACCGATGATCATGGTGACGCCAATGGAAAGTTCAGCGGCGTATGGGATGTTCAATGGACTCCTGCTGGTCTTGAGCCGAGAACCATCTGTCAAGGTATCGCTGAATGCGTATCCGATGTTTCAAGATGACATCATCGTAGTTGTTAACTCCGACGAAATTCAGATCGAACTCGATGATGCTCCAGACACAGAACTAAGGCTCGAGAAAGTTCAAGAAGTTAATGTCGTCTTGTCGTATGACGACATTGTGGTTTCATCAGCAGAGCTTACGACAATCACGATCGGACTCGAAGCGCCTCCAGAGATTCCCCTAAGCATCGTCGAGAATTCCGAGGTGATCGTCCTCGCGGCAGGAAACTTGGGGAACGAAGGACCGCCTGGTCCTGAGGGACCGATGGGACCTTCTGGTGCACCTGGCCCTCAGGGCGCCGATTCAACAGTTCCGGGTCCGCCCGGCCCAACGGGCCCTCAAGGTATTCAAGGCCTTCAGGGCGTTAAGGGGGATACGGGAGCAACGGGTCCTGGCGGTGGCGCAACATACTCACAAGTCATCGGTGACGGAACAAATCAATCTTTCACGATTGTCCATAACATAGGTGTTCGTGGTGTCAGCGTCACTGTTTATCGAAATACTGCGCCCTTTGACGAGATCGAAGCTGATGTGGAATTCACAAGTACAAATGTCGTGACTGTGCGCACTCTACAGGTTCCGACTCTCGATCAATATGTTGTGTTTGTTTCTGGTCCTGGTGCTGCCGGAGCGGCTGGTAGTGATCTGACTTACATTCATACGCAAAGCAGTCTAGCAGCAACATGGAATGTTTTACACAATCTCGGTAAATATCCGTCTGTGTCAGTTGTCGATTCTGGCGGATCTGCCATAATTCCGAATGTCAGCTATGCGGGAGTTAACCAGGTGTCGATTTCGTTCGACGCCCCGACTTCGGGAAAGGCGTACCTCAACTGACATGCCCACTCTAGGCGCAGCACTCGACTTCGCAAAATATGAGGGACGCAATCTGCGTGGGCATCAGCTCGGCACGGCTCCCTCAAGCCCAGTCACTGGTCAGTTGTACTACAACACCGGCGACAACACCCTCTACTGGTACGACGGATCAGCATGGGTATCTGCTCGTGGTGGTGCGTCTGCTACTCCTCCCGCAACAACAGGTGCTCTAGGAACTATTCAGTTGGCTGGAGATCTGGCGGGTACCGCAACTAGTCCTCAGATTGCAACCGGAGTCATCGTTGATACGGATGTGGCTGCAGCAAACAAGGATGGTGTAGCAGGCACGCCGTCCTTGCGCACTCTTGGTACTGGAGCACAGCAAGCTGCAGCAGGTAACGATGCTCGCTTGTCGGACGTCCGGACACCCGCGGCGCATCACGCAACTCACGAGCCTGGTGGCTCAGATCCAATGGCTGTGGACGCAGCCGCAGGTACGGGATCGCTGAGGACTCTCGGTTTGACCGGAAGCAAAGCTATGCCGGGAACGACAACGCTTGACGCGATTGCTGTACCAGTTGCCGATGTTAACTTGAACACTCACAAGATTACGAATCTGGCCGATCCCACAGCTTATAATGATGCCGCGACTAAGAATTATGTGGATAGTTTCACTCAGGGATTGGACGCAAAGCAGTCGTGCAAAGTAGCAACAATCGCAAATATCACACTCGCGGGAGGCGCGCCAAACACGCTCGACGGAATCTCGCTCGGAGTTACTGATCGTATTTTGGTTAAAGATCAGACGACCCAATCTCAGAATGGTATCTACACCGTGCAAACGCTTGGTACTGGTGCTAATGGTACTTGGGTTCGAGCGGTTGATCTTGATGCTCCGGCTGAATTTCCATCAGCATATACATGGGTTGAGCAAGGAACGGTTAACGCTGATACCGGTTGGGTTTGCACTAACGACGTTGGTCTGATAATTGGCACGACAAATATCACTTTCGTTCAATTTTCTGGAGCAGGACAGATTATTGGTGGTGCAGGCCTTCTCAAGACGGGTAACACACTCGACGTTGGTGCCGGCGCTGGAATTACTGTCAATGCCGATACGATCCAAGTGGCAAATAACGGAATCACGAATGCGATGATCGCCGACGGAGCGATCGATGTCAGTACCGCAGATGTCACCGGAACACTGCCTGTCGCAAAGGGCGGTACCGGTGGAACGACGAATCCTACTGCTCGGGCAAGTCTCGCTGCCGCAGGCTACTATAGCTCGGCCACGCATGGTGCCGGAGCGACAATCTCGATTCCTCAAGCAACTCATGGTCTTCGTGCTACTCGGGGTCTTCTCGTTCAAGTTCAAGACGAGGCCAGTGGAGCGGTTGAGATTCCGGATATTTCAGTTGCTGCTACTGGGGACGTGACAGTTACCTACGGCGCATCAGTAGCCGCAAACTCGAAGAGGGTTACGGTGATCGGATAATGCCAGAATTTGTTGGACGCCTCAGAACTCCGAGACTTTCGGGAGCTCCATCTTCTCCTGTTTCCGGTGAACTATATTTCGATACAGGAACGAACACGCTTTACTGGTGGAATGGAACTTCTTGGGTTTCCGCTTCTGGTGGAGGCGGAGGCGGCTCGAGTGCTGTTGATACCCAAGTATTCACAGGCAACGGAACATGGACGAAGCCGGCAGGCGCAAAGACTGTCGAAGTACACGTCTTCGGTCAAGGCGGAGGCGGAGGTGGCGGAGCCAATCAAGCAGTTGCGACACAGCATAAGGGTGGCGGTGGAGGTGGTTCTGGTGGTCATGTCGAGCAGACGTTTCTTGCAGATAGTCTTCCGGCCACTGTTGCTGTTACAGTTGCCAACGCTGCCAACAAAGGAGCCGGAGCTGCTGCGAGCTCAAACGCAAACGGTGGATACGGTTCGCCAGGAGGCGCTTCATCATTCGGAACACTTCTGTCTGCCCAAGGTGGCGGAGGTGGAGGACAGGGAGGTAACTCATCAACGCAGAATAGCGTGGCTGGCGGCGGAGCTGGGTTTAATGCTGCAGGAGTAACGCCAAGTGGTACCAACCCTACTGCTGGCGGTAACGGTGGCGCAGGTTGGTCTGATGGAGGTGGTGCTGGTTCTACTGGTGGTGCTGGAAACGACGGAGGTCCCGGTAAAGGTGCGCCGTATGGCAGCGGTGCTGGTGGCGGCGGTGGTGGACCGTCTAACGGTGGAATCAACATCAAAATGGGCGCAGGTGGCGGCGGTGGTACAGGTACCGCTTCCGCGTCGGGAAACGGCGGTAGTTCGATGGCGGGTGCTGGTGGTGGCGGAGGTGGAGCTTCTAGCCAAGCTGGCTCTGTTGGTGGTGCTGGTGGTAGTTCTTCGCTCACTCCCGGTGGCGGTGGCGCAGGCGGAGCAAGTGGAGCCGTTCCTGTAGTTGGTGCTGTTGGTGCTGCTTGGAACGCTGGCGCTGGTATCGGTGGTTCTGGTGGTGGCGGAGGCGGCGGAGCAACAGTCGCTGCTGTCGCAGGAGCTTCTGGTGGCGATGGTGGTCTCGGTGGAGGCGGAGGTGGAGGTGGTGGACCGGGAAACACCACAGGCAAAGGTGGAGATGGCGGAAATGGTGGTGGCGGTTTGGTGGTAGTTATCTCGTGGTAAACGAAGCTCAATACCAAGCCCGTCTCATCAAGAAACTCGACCGACTCTTTCCTGGATGCATTATCTTTAAGATGGATCCCGGCTATCTACAAGGTGTTCCAGACCTTCTAATTCTTTGGCAAGATCGTTGGGCACTTCTCGAGGTCAAGCGATCGGCCGAATCTCTTGAGCAGCCGAATCAGGCGTACTATGTCAAGAAACTTCACAAGATGTCGTTTTCTGCGTTCATCTATCCAGAAAATGAAGCGGAGGTACTGAGTGCGCTTCAACAGGCATTTGAAAGTTCAGGGCGAGCATGCGTTCCTCAGTCCTAGTCAGCACCATTGGATTCACTATACGCCAGATCGCCTTCTAGAACGTTGGACCGCAGCACAAGCCGCAGCGTACGGTACTGCCCAACACGAATACGCCCACCGCGAGATCAACGAAGGGCGCCTTTCGAGTCTTGTTGGAACTGTCGGTCTCTATATCAACGATGCCATCAGATACCGAATGCAAACCGAGCAAGTTCTCTACTACTCAGAAAACTGTTTCGGAACAGCGGACACGATCTGTTTTCGTTACAACACCCTTCGAATTCATGATCTGAAAACTGGAGTCTATGCTGGATCTGTCCATCAGCTTGAGGTTTATGCTGCGCTCTTCTGTCTAGAATACGACAAAGATCCTTTCGACATCAAGATGGAGCTGCGCATTTACCAAGATAACGAGGTAGTTATATTTGATGTTGATCCAGAAGACATCATGTTCATTATGGAACGAATTCAAGAATTTGATAGACTCATATCCCATCGACGAATGGAGGAGGAAACATGATTCGCACCGAAGAAGAACATCTTGCGCATTATGGCATCCTTCGCCGTTCTGGGCGCTATCCGTGGGGTTCGGGTAAAGATGAGAATACGCGCAACCGCGATTTCCTCGATATCATCGCTCAGCACAAAAGAGATGGTATGTCCGAGTCAGAGGTCGCAAAAGGCTACGGAATCACTACAACTGAGTTGCGCGCAGCCAAGTCCATCGCAAGCGCTCAGCAGAAGCAGGAAAAGCGTCTGACCGCTCAGCGTTTGAAGGATAAGGGTTGGTCGAACGTCGAGATCGGTAAGCGGATGGGAATCAACGAATCCTCAGTTCGATCGTTGCTTACTATCGGAGCCAGGGATAAAGTCGACGCTCTTCATGCTACTGCCAATATGCTTCGCGAACAAGTTACAAAAAAGGGCATGATCGATGTCGGTAAAGGTGTCGAGTATCAATTGGGGGTTACGAAAAGTCGTCTCGACACAGCTGTAGCTCTGCTCAAAGAAGAGGGCTATGCTGTTCACAACATCAAGATCATGCAGTTGGGCACGGGTAAGTTCACGACCATGAAGGTGCTTGCTCATCACGGAACTACGTTGTCTGAAGTTCAGAAGAATCGTGCTCAGATTCAGCAGATCCAGAGTCGATCCAAAGATCATGGTCGAACGTACGAAACATTCCAATCACCAAAGTCGTTGAGTTCAAAAAGAGTTGGGATTGTATATGGACCAGAAGGTGGCTCCAAATCTGACGGTGTTATCTACGTTCGTCCTGGTGTGAAGGATCTTTCTCTTGGGCAGAACAACTATGCTCAAGTCCGGATCATGGTTGATGGGACGCACTACATCAAGGGTATGGCGGTCTACAGAGAAGACATGCCTCCCGGTCACGATGTCATCTTTCACACAAGTAAGAGCAATACGGGTAATAAGAAAGATGTAATGAAGGAGATCTCGAGCGATCCTGAGAATCCGTTTGGTGCGATCACCAGTCAAGTCACGAATTCAAAGGGCCGCGTTTCTTCAGTAATGAATAAGGTCAACGATGAAGGAACCTGGGACAAATGGTCGAAGAATCTTCCGTCTCAGTTCCTGTCAAAGCAAAGTCCTACTCTTGCAACACAGCAGCTCAAGACCACGTTCGATAGAAGGACTCGAGAGTATGATGAAATCAGCTCTTTGACAAATCCTTCGGTTAAGAAAGATCTCCTACTGAAGTTCGCAGACGCAACAGATTCGGCTGCTGTGCATCTCAAGGCGGCTAGTCTACCTCGACAAGCAACCAAAGTTCTTCTTCCTGTTCCTTCTATGAAAGCCAATGAGATCTATGCACCTAGCATGAGGAATGGCGAGACCGTTTCGCTAGTTCGTTTTCCTCATGGAGGAACGTTCGAGATTCCTCAACTCAAAGTTAACAACCGAAATCGTGAAGCGCGAAAGATGTTGGGTACCGCAGCTCAAGATGCGGTTGGTATCCATCATAGTGTTGCTCAACGTTTGTCGGGTGCAGATTTCGATGGCGATACTGTTCTTGTTATTCCCAACTCTCACAACAAGGTTAAGAGTAGCGATCCTCTGGATGGGCTGAAAGACTTCGATCCTCAGTCCTATAAGATCCCTCATGATTCATCCGTTCCTCGAATGACTCCATTTCAGAGGGGTCAGGAGATGGGAAAGATTTCTAACCTGATTACGGACATGACTATTCGTGGTCAGGGTGGCGGTGCTAGTAGCGATGAACTTGCTCGTGCCATTAGACATTCAATGGTTGTCATTGATGCTGAGAAGCATGGGCTTGATTATCGTCAGTCCGAGAAAGATCATGGCATCTTGCAGTTGAAGGAGAAGTACCAAGGTAGTAAGAAGGCTGGTGCTACAACTCTAATCAGTCAGGCCAAGGCACCTAGGGTTATCGAAGAACGTCAACCTCGATCTCCTCGTAGAGGTGGACCAATCGATCCGAAGACGGGTAAGAAAGTCTTCGAACCTACGGGTCGTACGGTTGCTGAGCGGAAGCTGGTTAGAGATCCAGCAACAGGTGAGAAGCACTATGTGGACACAGGTCGTAGGGTTCCTGCCACGATTCGTGTCCCCCGTCTAGGAGAAACGCACGATGCGTTTGCCCTTTCCTCTGGCACACAAATGGAAGCTATCTATGCGTCGCATTCGAATAGGTTGAAGAGCCTGGCCAATGACGCCCGCAAGCAAGCGCTGGCTACTAAGGCTCATGATAGATCCCCGTCCGCGGCAAAGGCGTACTCAAATGAAGTGGCCTCCCTTAACGCCAAGCTCAATCTCGCAAAGAAGAATGCTCCATACGAAAGACACGCCCAGCTCCTAGCAAATGCCCAGGTCTCAGTAAGACGCCAGGCTAATCCACATATGGAGAAAGCGGAAGTCAAGAAGCTTCGTAATCAAGAGTTGACTAAAGCTAGAGCAAGAACTGGAGCAGGCAAGGACCATATCGTAATAACCCAGGCAGAATGGGACGCCATCCAGGCAGGTGCTATCAGTAAGTCTAAGTTGGATGAGATCCTTCGTCATAGCGATACTGATACTGTGAAGAAGCTCGCCCTCCCTAAAAGAAAGCACCTCATGACTTCGTCCATGCAGTCTCGGGCTAAGTCTATGCTTGCCTCCGGCTATACACAACAAGAGGTCGCGGATGCTTTAGGCGTTGGCCTCACCACGCTCAAGGTAGGACTCAATGGCTGACACATCGTTCGATGGTACGAACCAGCCAACCGAGTACATGCTCACAACTGTGGACAATCCGTTCAGTCCTTTCGATGAGTTCGAAGAATGGTTGGCCTATGACATCAAGCTAGGGTACAACACCCCAGGTATGCTGGATAGGATAGCACGCGTATCGTACGACTCATCGGAACCTGACCAAGCACTGGCCATCCAGAGTGCTATCGATGAGATTGTTCAGGAGAACGTAAGTGGAATGTGGAGAAAAGCTTTGAGGAGTGATTATGATACATCGGCTGCTGCATAGGCACTGGCCAGTTTGGTTTCGTGCCGACTACGATGGCCTGACCTGGCGGTACCGATGTGCAGTCTGTGAACCAAATCATCGTGATGCACCTACTCGAGTCGAGCGAAAAGAAAAATCAATTAAAGTTACAACAAATTTTGGGAGAAAAAAAAATAAAAACTTTTAAAAAATAAAATCAAAAAATTTTTAGAGGGGGGGAGGGGTCTCGAAAAAGTAACCCCCCCTAGCAT